CTACAGCTAACGGTAAAAATTTATATTTAAAATTAACAGGTACACTAGCGGGGGATAGAACTTTAACTATGCCTGCGACGACAACAGGCGGAACAGCAACTAGAGTTTTTATTATTGAAGATGCAACTGTAAGAGGCACATCAAATAGAACTTTAAGTGTATTAACAGCAGGATCAAGTTCTTCTGTTAAAGTTCCTGTAGGAGCAAAACTTTTATTAGTATCAGATGGTACTGACACTACACTTGGTATTATGCAGAAAGCATATTATGCGATTGATGATACCTATGCACCTTATTTAGCAGTTGCTGGGGACCAATTAATTTGTAGTACAAACACTAACCCATTTACAGTTAACTTACCGGCATCACCTAGTGTTGGTGATGAAGTAACTATTATAGATGCGTTAGCTACATTTAGTTCTAACAATTTAACAATTAATCCAAACGGTTCTAACCTTAATAGCGCAGCAGGTAATTTAATTTTAAGTACTGCTGGTCAGGCTATCACACTAGTCTATCTTAATACTACTAGAGGTTGGAGTTACAAGAATACCTAGGAGCTAACACATGGCTCTAACTCAAATTAAATTTGCCCCGGGAATAGACAAACAAGATACCTCTGTTGGTGCTCAAGGTCGTTGGGTAGATTCCGATAATGTAAGATTTAGATATGGTCTTCCAGAAAAAGTTGGTGGATGGGCTTCTTTAATTAATGACACTATTGTAGGTGTAGTTAGAAAACAATTACCTTTCGTAGATGCTGAAGGTAATAGATATGTAGCATTAGGAACAGATAAATTTTTACTTATATATTTTGAAGGTCAACTTTATGATATTACACCTTTTAGAGTTGATGCTAACAACACACAAGAACAATTTTTAACATCAAGTATTTCTACTACAAATGCTTCAACAACTATAACAGTTACAACTAAAAATGGTGGAGCACCTGTTTCTCATGGATTATCTGCGGGTGATATGGTTGTCTTTAATAATTTTGCGGCAGGTTCAAGTGGAATTACTGCATCAGATTTAGAAGATAAAATTGTACAAGTTATTTCAGTACCAAGTTTAACTACATTTACAGCAACAATACCAAACGCAGCTAGCGCTACTTCATCTGATGGAACAGTTGATATTCAACCTTATGAAGTTGTTGGTCCTGCTGAACAAGAGTATGGTTATGGTTTTGGTATTTCTACTTTTGGTGGTGTAGTAACAGGTGGATCAGATACAGGTTGGGGAATTGCAGTAGCAGCTTCAACACAAACTCTAGAACCAGGACTTTGGTCTTTTGATTCTTTTGGTGAAGTTTTAATTGCTACAGTTGGAAATGGTAAAACCTTTACTTGGAATGGAGGAGCAACAGATCCTACATCACAAAGAGCATCAGTATCCACACCAAGTACAGATGGAAGTTTAACAGGAGTTGATTCTCCTTTTGCCACTTTAATTGGTACTAACAGTGATGGAGCAGCAGTAGGTAATCCTACTAAATCTAGATTAACTTTAGTCTCACCAACTACAAGACACTTAATACATTTTGGAACAGAAGAAACAATTGGAACTCCATCAAGTCAAGATGATTTGTTAATTAGATTTTCTGATTCAGAAGAACTAAACAAATTTACTACACTAGCTACAAACACAGCCGGCTCTTTTAGATTACAAGACGGAACTAAAATTGTATCTGCGTTAGTTGCTAAAGAAACAATTCTTATTTGGACAGACAATGCTTTGTATACCATGAAGTTTGTTGGAGCTCCTTTTACATTTGGTTTTGAACAAGTAGGTACCAACTGTGGATTAATTGGTAAGAACGCAGTTACAGAAATAGATGGTGTTGCTTATTGGATGAGTAACAATGGTTTCTTTGGTTTTGATGGTACCGTTAAAACACTAGCATGTTCTGTGGAAGATTATGTATTTGATAATATTGATACTACTAAAGGACAACAAATTTGTGCTGGTCTAAATAATTTATTTACCGAAGTAACTTGGTGGTATCCAACATCAGGATCAGATTTTAATAATAGATATGTAAGTTATAATTACGGATTAACTAATGACCAAGTTCCTATGGGTAACTGGTATACAGGAGTTAATACCAATGCAATTAGAACAAGTTGGATTGATTCTCTAGTTTATCCATTACCTTACGCTACATCATACGCTGCAAGTGGTTCAGGAACTTTTCCTGCTGTTGTAGGTTTAACAGGTTTAGGCAATACTACATTATTTGAGCACGAAACGGGGACCGATCAAATCAACCCGGATGGTTCTACTACAGCTTTAACTTCTTTTATTCAATCTTATGACTTCTCTTTACAAACCGATCAAGGTTCAGCTGAATACTTTTTAGCTATGAGAAGATTTTTACCTAACTTTAAAACATTAACAGGTAACGCAAATGTTACTATTTCAGTAGCTGATTATCCAGCCGATCCAAATACTAATACCACTTTAAGTCCCTTTACAATTACCTCAACTACTACTAAAGTAGATACTAGAGCACGTGGTAGATATGCTGCGGTTAAAATAGAAAACACAGGAGCAGGTGAAGCGTGGAGATTTGGAACGTTTCAAGCTGACCTACAACCAGACGGGAGAAGATAATGCCTAAAATAAATATAAGAATTCCAGAACCTAAAGAAGAATACGAAGTAGATAACCAAAGACAAATTAACAGATCAATTGCAGTTATTGTAGAACAATTAAATTCTACATTCTTAACAGAACAAAAAGAAAATCAAGAAAGGTTTATGTGGTTCTATGGCTAATATTTACAAAAATGAAAAAGTAAGTTTAACAACAACAGCACTAACTGTACTATATACAGTACCATCAAATTCACGTTCTATTGTTAAATCACTTAACGTAGCAGAAGATGCAGGTGCTACAGCGGTTGTTAAAGTTACTTTAGTTAATGCAGGAGGCACTAGTTTTGTAGTTGATAATGATGTGGATTTATCTGCTAATCAAACAGAACAAGTATTAACAGAACCTTTAGTTATGGAAGAGAGTGAAGTATTAAAGGTTGAATGTACGAGTGGTGCGGTTGATGTAGTTGCATCTATATTAGAAATGAACAGAGAGGATAGATAATGCCGTTTACGGAAACACAAGCTAGCATAAGATATGAGATGATTAATGGGACTAGAACCCCGGTTTTAACCCCTGAAACAGAAGTTACTTTGACTAACATGAAAACAGGGCAAGAGTATATGTCAGACGCAGAAGCGTTGGCAGATGTACAAAATAAAGATACAGACACTAAAGCAGAAGATATCCGAAGAGACGTGAAAATCATTGTAGAACATGTCCCTTTAGGTAATGAGACAAAATTATAATTGATTGACTGGAGGCATAAAAACAAGTAAAATATAAGATTACTGGCTATAACAAGACTAGCCCACTTGCATTTCACTTAAATAACACATTAAATATTATGGGATTTTTTAAAAAAGTATTCAAACCAGTTCGTAAAGTCTTAAAGAAAATTATACCTAAAGAGATTAGGCCAGCATTACCTTATATAGCAGCGTCTTTTGGACCAGCAGGTTTAGCAGGAACACAATTTGCAGCAATGAATCCTGCTTTTCAAAAAGCATTAATTGCCGGAGCCACAGCAGCAGCAACTGATGAAGATGCAAATATTTTAAGAACAGCAATGTTAGCCGGAGCACCTGATGCATTATCTCAAGGTTTAGGAAATGTAGCTGGAAGAATAGATCCTAATCTTATAGCTGATTCAGATAGTTTTGTTCAAGTAGGTGATATGGCTGCAAAAACAGCAGGTGCATTATCAAGAGCATCCGAAGGAATTAAAGGAGCTAGTGCATTAAAAACAATTGGTGCACAAACAGCAATAGATTCAGCTGCAAAGTTTGCAGAACTTAATCAAGCAGAGATAGATAAATATAACGCAAATTTATTATCATCTGGTATGAAAAGTAAATCTGATAGAAGAAATGCTATTTATAATATTTATATAAATACAGGAGCTTACCAACCAGATGAAATTAATTCAATGTTAGATAGATATGGATACAATGAAGGTGGAATAGTAGACGCACTTAAAGCAGAAAATAAAATGTTAAAAGATTTATTAAAAAAAGACAAGGATAGTTCTGGTTTAGATAGCAGTAATTTATCTGCAGCGGCTGCAGGATTAGAAACAGCATTTGGTAGACCTTTTGGAAATATGGAACCTGTCCCTATGATGAGATTTGCTAGAGGTGGTGAGGTAATTGAAGAAACAGAAGATTTAAGTATTATGGATTTTATGAAAGACCAAGGAATTGAATATGGACAACAAGCATCTAATGCTCAAAACGATGAAATTTTAGAAAGACTTTTTGAAGAGTTTTTAGATCTAGGTTACTCCCCAGAAGATGCATCTAAAAAAGCTAGAGAAGCTTTTGATGAAATGAGTAGGAAAGAAGGCATAACAGGAACTAGAGTTGCTTCAGGATATAAAACAGACATAGAAGAACTGTATGAGCAACATGTTTTTGAAATGCAAGAACAAGGATTACAACCAATGTCTTTTGCAGAATTTGTAGCACAAGCTAGATCTGGAATGGCTAAAGGTGGCAGAGCACGATATGCAAGTGGTGGTGCAAGTTATAATAAAGGTGAAAGATATTCTTTTTTAATAAATAAAGAAAAAGAAGGTATATTAAGCCCTGATGAACAGAACGAATTATTAATGTTAGAGATCACGTATGCTGATGAGAGTCAAGGTCAAGCTAAAGGTGGAATAATAGGTTTTGCAAATGGTGGTATAGACATGGACTACTTTGAACTATTTGAAAATGCTAATCCCGACTTTAAAGGTAAGGATAGAAACTCTAACGAATATAGATTTTATTTTGATGATTATTGGCAAGGACTTATTTCAGGAGGTCAACAACGTCAACCTCAAGATCCACACCAAGATCAAGTAATAGAAGACCAAGAAGAAATCTTTATAGATAAAATGCCAAGACCAGGATCACCACAAGCAACTATTGGAGTCGCTCAAGGTGGTCTAATGAACAGAAATTTATTGAATACTGGCATGGATAAGGATATGAGAGGTGGAGGATTTATTCCTGAAGGAACAAAAGAAAAAGCAGATGATGTTCCTGCAAGATTA